TGAAGCTAAAGAGATCTTACATCAAGTAAAGATAGAATCCGTTGCTTCTGACTATTCTATAGCTGGCTAAATAGTCAAGCTACTATCGCTGGAAAAAGCGTTTTTCCCATAAGGATATCTTGCACTTCATTCAAAAATTCTATATAGTTTGATTACTATATATAAATATATTCTGCATAGACGCGTATAGTCGACAGCCTAGAGACTGTGTAGAATTAACTAGGAGGATAAATATCATGGCAAACACAACATTCACAGGTCCAGTAACCGCACTTAACGGTTTTATTGGAGGAGCAAACGTAAATGCAGGAGTAACAGGTACTTCAGCAGATACACAACAAGGTTCTAACGTAGCTTGGACTGTAGGAGCAAATATTTCTACACTAACTATTGCTACTGGACCAAGAGCTGGAGAAGCGTTAAACGCTGTAACTAGTGAAGGCGTACTTGTATACGTTGCAGATGGAGCAACTGGAAATTCAGTTTATGCTTTTTCAAATGGAACAGACTGGTTACGTGCAGACACTAGAACAGCAGTAGCTGCTTCGTAGTTTAAATAATTTAAGAGCTCCTTCGGGAGCTCTTTACTAAGGAGAATAAAATGGGTTCATATAAAGCAGACATACAAGCAACAAGAATTGCAGGAGCAACTACCAATGTAATCGTAGCACCACCTGTAAGACTAAGAGGAATTGTTGTTGCAGGACTAGCAACGTCCGGTACTGTTATTTTAAAAACTACCAGTGCAACTGGAGACACATTATTCCAAGCGGATGTCCCTGCAGGAGATATTATTAATTTTTCTTTTCCTGAAGATGGAATTTTATTTCCAAAAGGAGTTTATGTTTCTACTTTTACAGTAGCTGCAGTTACTTTATTAACAGATAAATATTCTGGTCCAGGTCTAACAGCAGGGTAGGAGTCTAAATGACTAACATTACTTCCGGCACATATACTTGGGATAAGAATTTCTTCATTGATGACGTTATCACGGAAGCTTTTGAAAGATTAGGATTAAATCCTATGTCTGGAAATAACATGAGAACTTCTAGACGTTCTTTAAATATTTTATTTTCAGAATGGGGAAACAGAGGTCTTAAATTTTGGGAAGTAGAAAATAATTCTTTTACTTTAGTTCAAGGTCAAATCGTTTATAATTTTTATAGATCTCCTTCTGATGGAACTTCCAGTGGGGTTTTCAATAGTTTATCCGCAGCCATTAATGATACAGCGACCACTATTCCTTTAAATTCTTTAGTAGGGTTTCCTACTTCTGGAACTATTTTAATTGGAACAGAACAGATTACTTACTCAGGACAAAATTCAGACACTACTAGTTTAACCGGAGCCACTCGTGGCGCGAATAGTACTTCCGCAGCTAGTCACGCGGATGATGATGTCGTATACGACCATGCAACTATTTTATATGGTTATGACGATATGTTAGAAGCTTCTTATAGAAATTCTACTCAAGTAGATTTTCCTTTGACTAAAATTGACAGATCAACCTATCAAGGTTTATCGGCTAAGTCTCAACAAGGAACTCCTACTCAATATTTTGTTCAAAGACTTATTGATAGAGTATCGGTTACTTTATATCTAGCACCTAGTGCTACGGAAGCAGGAAATACTATTAACTTCTTTTTTGTAAAAAGAATACAAGATGCAGGATCGTACACGAACGCTTCGGATATAGTGTATAGATTTGTTCCGGCAATGTGTTCAGGACTTACTTATTATTTAGCACAAAAATTAGCACCTCAACGTGTACAAGAATTAAAATTATTATACGAGGATGAATTACTAAGAGCTTTACAAGAAGATGGTTCTTCTGCTAGTTCTTATATTAGTCCACGAACTTATTACCCAGGAGTCTAATGACTAATTTATCGAGAGGAAAATTTGCACAATTTATTTCCGATAGAAGTGGTATGGCATTTCCTTACAAAGAAATGGTAGTAGAGTGGAATGGAGCAAGAGTTCATACTTCTGAGTTTGAATCAAAACAACCTCAATTAAATCCAAGACCAGCAGGTACCGATGCACAAGGTTTACAATTTGCTAGACCCGATCGTAAAGAACCAGCGGTTACTGTGTTATTAGTTCCTAATCCATTTGAAACTATTTTATATTCTGGAAGTACTTATATTAATGTAAACTCTCAAAATCATGGATTAAGCACTGGCAATACAGTTCGATTTAGAGGTTTAGCAGGTAGTCCTCCTACCGGTCCTATTATACCTGATCCAACTAATGATAACGATTTATATTACTTTAATCCGATTCCTACTTTTGACTCAATCAGTGACATTGATAATGAAAACGGTTATACTATTACCGTAGGACAAATAAATTCTTCTGGAATTGTAGGAGATGTTTTAAATTATTATTATTTCCAAATACCGGGAACGGCTACTTTTGGAAATGTACAAGGAGGAGGAATTGGCTGTAGTTCAGGACCAATTACTTTACAACCATAATGACATATGCAGAATTAGTACAAAAAATTAGAGATTATTGTGAAGTAGATGCCAATGTATTTACCTCTACTATTGTAGATGGCTTTCTTTCAGATACTGAATTTAGACTTTTAAGAGACGTAGACTCTGATAATAATAGACAATATGCACAAGCAGATATTATAGCAGGGCAACGATTTGTAAGTACCCCTCTTATTAATAATCAAACTTTAATAATCAGGTCTTGTCAAATTACTAACTCTACCGGTGGAGCAGATAATTCAGATAGATATTTTTTAGATTTTAGGGATACCAGCTTCATGTCGGAGTATGATCCTACTGGAGTACAAGGATTACCTAGATATTACAGTTATTGGGATGAGAACACCATTGTGGTGGCTCCTACCCCAGATATAAATTATAACATGCAGATAAATTATATCTTGAAACCAGAGGGATTATCTAGTAGTAATACCACTACATACTTAAGTACAGAATTTCCTAATGGCTTATTGTATGCATGCCTAGTAGAGGCTTTTGGATTTTTAAAAGGTCCAGCTGATATGATTCAATATTATGAAGGTAAATATCAACAAGCTCTACAAGGATTTACAATTGAGCAAATGGGAAGAAGACGAACTGATGAATTCCAAACAGGAGTTCCGAAAGTCGGAAAACAAAAATAAGGAGTAAACTATGGCTATAACACAAGCGGTTGCAAACAGTTTTAAACAAGAACTACTAGAAGGGGAACATACGTTTCAATTTTCTGGTGGTGATACTTTTAAACTTGCTCTGTACACTTCTGATGCAACGTTAAATTCTACTACTACGGCATATGCTTCTACCAATGAAGTTCCAAATTCTGGACAATATGCTGCCGGCGGTGGAACCTTAGTAAAACCAAATCCAAGTACTTCAGTCTCATCAGGTGTTGCGATTGTTGATTTTGCAGATTTATCTTTTACGGGTGTAACGATCACAGCTAGAGGAGCTTTAATTTATAATACTTCATCGACTAACAAAGCGGTGGCAGTATTAGATTTTGGTGCAGACAAAGCAGCGACTTCAGGAACTTTTACAATTCAGTTTCCAGCATTTACCACTTCAGCAGCTATTCTAAGAATCGGCAACTAATAGGAGCTAACCTATTATGGTCAATACTTGGGGTACACTAACCTGGGGAATAAACAGCTGGGGAGAACAAAGTGATGTAAGTATATCTGTCACTGGTACTCAATTAAGTACGTCTCAAGGAGACGTAACTACTACTGTAGAATTAAATTCAGGATGGGGAAGAGAACTCGGTTGGGGTACTCTTGACTGGGGAAACAATTCTATATCTACTCAAGTTCCTATTACTGGTTCACAATTAAATTTAGATCTTGGAGATACTACATTAGATCTTTTGACAATTGCTTCACCAACAGGTGTTACTGCTGCTTTTGCATTAAGTTCTGTAGACGCTTCACCGGATGCTATGGCATCTGGAAATCAAATCCCACTTTCTTTAGGAGATGCTATTGGTAAAACCGATGTAGCATTTAATGTTACCGGTAATGAATTATCTATTGTCTCTGGCACCGCGACGCTCGATGCTATTACCTTTGCAGATGTAACTGGTTTTGTTTTAGAAACCGATACTGGAACTGTAGTGGTTGGTGGTATTGCAAATATACCGGTTGTAGGAAATGAATTATCAACAGCTGTAGGAACCGTAGATGTAGCACCGGATGTGGCTTTAACCGGTCAACAAATAAGTGCCACTTTAGGAACCGCTGTTTTAGATGCCAATACTCTAGTAGATGTTACTGGACAACAAATCAATACGACTGCAGGAAGTGTTACTTTTACGATCTCAGGATCCGTACTATTAACAGGAAATCAGTTAACTTTAGAGCTTGGAAATGAAGTGTCTCAGATATGGACAATTGTTGACACAGGCACCTCTGTAGCGTATACTGAAGTTTCTACCGGATCTAATGTCACTTGGAATAATATTGACACAGCCGCATAATTTGAATAAAAACTATTAATTAAGGAATTATATAAAATATGCCATCAAGCTATTCTGGAGATTTAAAACTAGAACTCATGGTCACTGGTGAAAAAGCCGGTCTATGGGGAGATATTACTAATACCAATTTAAACATTGTACAACAAGCCATTGCTGGTTATGAAGCAGTTTCTATTGCAGGTGGTGCGCAAACAACTGCTCTTGATTTTAGTAATGGTGTAATTTCTAATGGTAAAAATGCAGTTATTGTTTTAAGTGGGACTATCACAGGAAATCAAATTGTTACTATCCCAGATTCTATTGAAAAAAATTACACTATTAAAAATGGTACCACAGGTACTTTTACGGTAGAGTTTAAAACAGTATCTGGAACAGGAACTACTTGGTCAACTACCGATAAAGGTACTAAATTTTTATACTCAGATGGTACTAATATTGTAGATGTCAACGCTGATATTAATACTATTAATCAGTATACATTACCGGTTTCAGATGGTACAAGTGGACAAGCAATGCTTACCGATGGATCAGGTACTTTGAGCTTTGGAGAAGCAGGAATTTCAACAGGAAAAGCTATTGCAATGGCAATCGTTTTCGGATAAAAGGAGTAAATTATGGCAAACCCAAATATAGTAAATGTAAGTTCGATTTTAGGTATAACAGAAACATTCGCCTTAGATACAACTTTAACTACGACTTTAGTTACAGCAGCAGCTGATAAAGTATATAAAATTAATTCAATTATGATTGCTAACATTGATGGCAGTAACGCTGCAGATGTTACAATAAAATATAATGACCAATCAAACACTAGAGCAATAGCAAGCACTATTTCTGTACCCGCTGATGCCACACTATCTTTGATAGATAAAAATAATGGCTTTTATCTAACTGAAGGTGATTCAATTGAAGGTGGAGCAAGTGCTACAGGGGATCTTGTTGCATTGATTTCTTACGAAATTCTGGACGACGCATAGGAGGTAATCAGCTATGGCAAATGGCGGAATTATTGGACCTACAAAATCAGTAGCAACGGTCACAACTCAAACATTAGTTGTTACTTCATCAAGTAATTTTACAAGACACAACTGTACTGTCACTAGTGCAAATATTTTAGTTATAGCAGGTGGTGGAGGTGGAGGTACTAGAAAAGGTGCCGGTGGTGGTGCTGGCGGTTATAGACATTCTACACCCGTACCCATTTCTGCTAGATGTACTCCAGTTACAATAGGAGCCGGCGGAGCTGGTGCTCCTGCTGCATGTAGTGGTTCTGGTGCACGAGGTAGTACAGGAACTAATTCAGTAGGTATAGGTATAACATCTAACGGTGGTGGCGGCGGAGGTGGTCAAGCAGGAGGGCCTACCCCTATTTCAGGCGGTGGTGCAGGTGGTTCAGGTGGTGGCGGTTTACCTCCTGGTCCTGCTAGTCCTGCTACAAGTCCCGCTCAAGGTTTTAATGGTGGTGCGTCAAATCCAATTCCAGAAGGCAGACTCGGTGCAGGTGGTGGTGGTGCAAGTGCTGTAGGTACAACAGGAAATACTAGTACACCTTCTTTTCCAAACGGTACCGGTGGTACAGGTGGAGCAGGTTCTTCCGCATGGCCTGGAGATAGTACAACAAGAGGCGGTGGTGGTGGTGGCGGTGGAGCTAGTCCTAGTATTGGACCAGGACCCGGTGGTGCAGGTGGTGGTGGTAACGGCGGTGGTGGTTATGGTGGAACTGGAGTAGCTGGAACAACTAATACTGGCGGTGGTGGCGGTGGCGGATCAGGTA